ACGTTGAAGTCTGGCTTGCACCAAAAAAGTGGTTGGGCTATCATTACCTTCATTAGGATCAATACCAGTTAACTTACGTGCCGTAGCACGGAAACCTTTTTTAATACCTAATGCCTCTGGACCGTACTTACTTTCTTCTTGTGCTTGTAATAGTTTTGCACCTTCTTCACGTAAACTAGGCGGTAATTTATTAACAAAATTTAAATCTAGAATACCAGCCCTAGCTTTTGTTTCTAAAAGGGTTTTTGCTTCTTCAGCAGCTTTTTTAAAAGCACTAGATTCAATTTCTTTAATCAAAGGTGGTAGTGTCATACCTCTTGAATGGTACCGCTCTTGCATAATCATAGCAGCCTGTTGAGGGTTTTGTCTATACGCTTCCCTAATATTATTAATATTATCAACTTGCCACTGTTTTTCTTCTGCCTTTTCAAGCTTATCTTCAAGAGTACGTTCGTTAAAAATAGCAACGTTTCTACGTTTAACAAACTCAGGCCACCTATTTTTCCCCCATTCTTCAGAGTAAGGTTTCTCACCCCTTAGCTTGAGATTAGCAATAACTTCTAATGGAATTTCTGTATTATCAGCAAGTGCAGCTATACCGTCATGAGCTTCGGAAGCACCAAAAGCTGCCATTCTATCTGAGAATGCTGCAGTAATACCTTCTACAGTACCAGTAGACTCCAGTGTTTTAGCACGATGTTCAATGTTATTTAGTACAAATTTCTCTTGTTTACGTGCTGCACTATCTGCACCAGTCTTGACGTAGGAATCAATAGATGTTAGTGCTTCACCATAACTAGCTGGTTCTACAATACCTAGATAACTAAATACTTCATGCCGTGTTTGCACTGCAAGAGAGTCATATAAAGCTCTATCACGTAGTGCTTCGACACCAGAAAACTTTTTACCATTTGGAGCTGTATAAACTTTATCAGTGCCTTGAAGATTATTTTCAAATGCATAAACAAAGTTTTTTTCTAAAACTTTATTCTCCAGAATCCTACGACCATAAGAACCTAACCCAGGGTTAGCTAGCTGGCCGATTAAAGTTTCAATTCGAGGAAGGTTACTTTCTACACCTTCTTGTGCATTAGCACCATTAAGAGCAATACCACCCTTAATTTGTGCATATTCAGCTTCTTTCCATTCTTGGTACTCAGGAGTATTAATAATATCTGCAGCCATAGAAGCGGCTAAAGTTGCCTGGTCCTTCTGCATTTTAGCAGTACGTGCCTGAGCAAGTTCACCTAAACTTTGGCTAAACTCTACTAAAGTTCCTGCAATAGTTTCAAAAGCTTTTGCGTCATAATCTGCTTGCTTTTGTTCTTCCTGAATAGCTGCTAATTGTCCAGCTTTTTCATTTCGTAAATTCTGTAGCTCAATGTCTCTGTTTTCTTTTGTGATGCGTTCGGTGTATTCTGCATCAGCTTGTAATGCTTGAAACTCCCTATCACGCTGTTCCATTTCAGCACGACGGTTACTTTCCAAGCCTTGTATAAGTCGGTTGCTTTCTTCACGCATCCGAGATATACCTGCTGAACTAATTTGTTGTGGTTGAAACCCTTTCTTTCGTGAAGCGGGTTGATACTGAATGCGTGCCATAATTTAACCCCTCCAATTTCCGTCTGCATCTACATTACCCATCAATACACCTGCAGCAGAACCAACTCCTTGAATAAGAGGTGCCCATACGTTTTGTTGTGCAGCGGGCGGAACATAACCAGGAATAGCTTCCATACGTTCAACAAAAATACGTTCAGGTGGAAGTTGAGGAACAGGATCATACGACAAACGTTCAGGCATTAACATCATAGATGCCTGGGTGTTTACATCAGCTACTTCTTTTTGAAGTGCAATGTCTTGAATATTTCGTTGAGCCTGTCCAATAGCACTTTGCATGTTAGCTTGCATAACACGGTTGTTATAATCGTGTTCTTCTAAAGCAGCATCAATAGTATTATTAATGCTCTCAATGTTTAATTGAACGCCTTCTTTAGCTAAACTTGATTGTGAATTAAGCTCCGCCAATGCAATAGCAGACTGTTTACTTTTACCAGAAAGTTGGATATCTAGAGCCATCAAGCCACGATGTAAAGCAGCCAGGTTAGATTGCTTTGCTTTTGCTTTACTTGTACCAGCTTGCATTAGGTCAGTTTTACCTTCTGCAATTAAACTTTCAACAAGAGCAGACTCTTTTTGAAAAGAACCTTCTGCTGACATTTGATTAATAGAGTCTTGAATTTTTGCTGCACCAAATTTTTGGGAAGTTAGAATACCTGCTAGTTTAACGCCTTGTTCTTCAGTTTGAAGGAGAGCTGTTGCTAGAGTTTGCTTTAGTGCACTCATCATGGTTTCCGTTTGAAACCCTTGTTGAATGAACATATCATTTAAACTTCCAATCTCACCTGCAACTGCTTGTTCAGCTGCCTGAGCGTTAAGACCTAAATTTTGTAAGCCAATAGTTTGACTCTTTTCAAATTGTTTTAAAGTATTTAGATATTTAAAGTCTTGAATTTCAGCGCCACGTTCCCAATTTCTTAGGCTGGTTTCGTAGCTAAAATCACGCATGGCGTAATAATTAGCTTTATCTACTTCATCAAGTCTATCATTATACTCGTTTGTTTTGTCGGCAATTTTTTCGTTAAACTTTTTTTGCTCTTTTTCAGCTTTTTTGGCACGGCGGTTATTATCTGATGCCTGCTGAGAGCCCATAATGCCACCAGCAATGGATGCTACAGCACCAATACCGGCGGCGATTGCACCAAATGGCATTATTAAGACCTCCTATAGAATCGAGGGGAATACATACCTTCCCACATCATTGATACCAACGACACGGGATACGGATAATTACTTGTCACTTTAAGTTCAAAATTAGTGTTACGTCGGTGGATAGGTAAAGTAAAGATTTTTTCAAGTGTTACGGGATTTGTGTCCCCACTATACTCGTTAGCATCGATAGTAGTTTGAATAGATTTCCATTCATTAGAGCCATCTGCTTTAATTTCAAATCTAAGAACACCACTACGTCCGATGGAGAACTTAGCTCTGGAAATAGTTAAAGTTGCAGTATAATCTGAAACTGTTTTTGCGTTATCTAGTTTAACAAAAAACTTAGGTAGCTCAACATCAAAGTCATAGTTATAACCTACAACAATACCATCAGCATAATCAGTAAAGTTACCCTTCACTTCAAAGTAACGATAACCTGTACCAATTTCAGTACGTTCAGTAGCAACTGCCCAGTAACCTTGATCAGAATCAAGCTCAGCATCTGTGCCTTTATCTGCTCTAGGAATAGTCAGAAGCATAGCAGCTTCTTTATTTGCAATAGGTGTGTACGGTACGTAAATCTTAGTGATGTCGTTTGTCTCATCATAGACAACAGGATCTACACCTACACCAGGTGCTACAGGACGTGTGGCCATGTCTAAACAAGCGTTACCACTGATAGAATTACCAGCTTCTGAAATTACAGTACCTGATGGAATATCGTCGAGTGTGATGGATTCTAGTGTATACTCACTCTCATGTTGAGATACAATAAACAAAGTATCGTTGATAATTTTTGCTGCTTCAATAGTTCCAGGTATTTTCCACTTAACCCAAGATTGGAACAAATCACGCTCACCGTTGTTATAGTATTTATAAATATAAAAATACGAGGTACTTCTGTCACTCAATATAGCAACAGAGTTAGGAGGACTTACGGTGAGACCATCTACTGTATCAGGAATCCATTCTAAAACAGTCTTACTGATGTCAACAACAACAGGTGGTTGTTCAATATCACGTAGAGCCAATGTAAACACTTTAGTAGTGTAACCCGGTACTCTAGTAATAAATACAGGGTTTGTGCCAACATCTTCAGGAGCTACATCCGTAGCCATTTCATAATTTGAAAGGCTTTTAATTACAGCAGTAGTTGGAGTTAACGATGCAGAATCTGTAGTGTACAGCTGGTATTGCTGTTGAGCACTGAATAAAAGAAGACCTTGAGGAGACGGTAACACGTCAGACAGTTTAACAGGTCTAACGCTAGACACGTTTAGATCAATGGGATCTGATGCAGTTTGTACAAGAGCTGACTTTACGAACAAGTTTTTCCTGTCGTTAGCCACACCCAAGAACACATTGTCCTCAGACAGCACACCAAACCTGTCACTATAAAAAAATGTAGAGCTAATCTTTTTACCAATAAAAGAAGGTTGAGGACTTGTTAGGTTATCACCAGTTTCACGTGGTGTATAATCAATAGGACCAAATTCAAAAGAAAGTTGTCCTGTATTAACTAACTCATGGGGCATGGTATCTGCATTGACACCAGGGGATGCGGATGGTGAGACAGTTTCTGTCCAATAACCGGCACCATATGCACCATCATAAGCCTCATATTTTACATAATAATCATCCTCTTGGGCAAGAGTATTTTGTATCTTTACAACATCACCATGACGTGATTCTAGAGGTAGTTTGCTTACATCACTAATTTCACTTTGAAATACTTCAATGTAATTATTTGTAATACCACCACTGCCTGAAATTGTAAAACTCAATGGATTACCGGTAGGAGTACTATAGTCAGTTATAACTGTAGTAGTTCCTGCAGTTCGTCTGATTACAAGACTATTTAAATAACCTTCAATATACCATGTACCATCAAAAGCATCATTGTTAGTAGTTTGTTGAGTCTTAAGTTCAGCAACAATTGCATCTACTAGGTGGTGCGACGTATGTACATTAGTGGGGCTATCATACACCAACATATCAGCAAAAGTTGGGTCTCCTGGATTGCCGTGACCTTTTGGGTTAACTTCAATTGGTACCCCTAGGATAGTAACTTTATATGTACTATCATCTATACCAAGCAGCTTGATTGTAGCAACACCATCTAAAGTTGGAGTAGGAGCTGCCTGCATAGCAGTGTTAACTGCTTTGTTGGTAATAATTGTGGTATCCTGAATACTACGGAAATGAAAAGAAGGTGTTGTTTCAGGAGTGTCATAATCAGTTAGATACGTACCAGCGCTATTGGTAATAGTACAAGGTGTTCCATTTTCATCCCAAACATAAATGTTAGCATCTTTGATACAACCAATATAAGACCCAGCGTTAGATCTATCAATAAAGAACCAGCTGGCACCTACTAATGTTGCTGTATTAATAACAGTATTATTGCTATCCTTTAACACACTAATATGCTTCATGCCAGGTCTTTTTAGGAGACCAAAGGTTGGATCAGGGTAACCATTGACGCATTCAGTTACCTGACCTTGTAGCTTTTTCTCATCAATTTGTTTTGAAACGCCCCCAAGAAAGTTAGGCGTTAGTTGTGTAATTGCTGGCATTAGCGATGCAGGGTATGGAACGGCTGGTATGGTTGATAGTAGTTACCGCTCTTAGGAGATCCAAAGAACGATACATCTTCTTGATTGCATTCGTACTCCATAGCCATGGCACGAGCATAAGCTTCTTTTTGTTGGAGCATTTGGTATTGGTTGGGGTCACCGATAATACGGCTAGATACAATACCTGCAGCACGAGCTACAATATATGCTTGGATAGGTTGAGGTACAACATCCCAATCAAGATACCAAGTAATATCAACATAAAGTGTTTCGTCAGTCCACTTATAAGAGTGGGCTTTCTTGTCGTAGAGTTTGCCTCCACGGTTTACTGATTCTCTGTCAATGTTTTCAACACGTTGATTCCTGTTAAGATCCATTTGAAGAATGTTATTAGCAATCCTTACTTCATTATTAGAATCAGGTGTGATGGGGTAATCGTATTCTTTATTGAAAGACCAGCCTTCAGACTGGACTTCACGTGAGACTTCCCTCAGGGTGTTGAGTGCAATCGCAACGTCCGGGTTGGTTTGAGTTTCAA